TGTTGTGACTGTGCAGGGGGGACTGCCATAATTTTTGAGGTAGCCACCGTTACTCATGACGGTCATATCCTGTGTGGCGAGTAAGGGGACTGAAGAATTGACAGCTGGGTTTGGGTCTGCACCTGCGGCCCAATTGGCTCCTTTCATATGATCTGCAAAGTAATCGTAGGGCATACCTGTGCGCCAACCCAGATTCTGTTGTGGGTAGATGACTGGTTGTGGTTGTGAGTCTCCATAGTTGCTCTCGCCATAGTTGCTCACGTCTCCTGTTGGTCTGTATACGTAGTATGTAGGTTTAGCGGTCTTCCAACCGAGGCCAGCGCAATTACAGAAGCTTTCATCTGTTGCGACTGAGTAAATAGCCATAGCTGTAATAATTACTAATATCAATACAATGATGTTACTACCATTCATTTTTTAGTCACATTGATAAAATATTTGAGTTTGTGTATATATTGAATATATAAGAATTCAAATACATGACAATGTCTGAAAACGTAATGTCTGAAAACGTAAACAAGATACCAGTTAACCCTCTCTATCAGAATTTACCGATCACTGAGAAAGATGCTGGATTTAAGCTGATCCAGCAATTCTACGACCAGACTCACTTTGTGAATCACCAGATAGACTCGTACAACGACTTTATCACACGTGGAATACAGGCGATCGTAAAGAAGGAGTTACCTATTGAAGTGAATAACCTACGAGTTGAGTTTAATCATGTTTACGTAGATAAACCGAAGTTTATTAAAAAGGTCCGGGACAAACAGTCCAAGACTGATGTTGTGGACTGTATTGAGACAACAGAGGACGCGGCTCCTATTAGAGATGGGCAGAAGGTGATGGTGAACTACGTCAATACACCTCTGTACCCGAATGAGGCTAGAAAGAGGAATATCAACTACGACGGAAACATCTATACTTCAATAAGCGTGACTAATCTTGAGAATAACAAGAAGACTGAACACAGTCAGGTATCGATCGGCAAGCTTCCAGTTATGTTGAGGTCCAACATATGTAGGTTGTCTGAAAACAACAAGGAGAGTAAACAGGAATGCGCGAACGATTTTGGAGGTTATTTCATCATCAAAGGTAAGGAGCGCGTCCTTGTTGGTCAACTGAGACGCGCCTACAACAAGGTGTACGTGGATCGAACCTCTGATGACAAATACGAGTACATGGCCGAGATCAGAAGCATGAATGAGCAAGGTGCCTCCATTCTTATTCAACTGAAGATTAACACGAATACCAAGGAGCTCTTCTTCTCACTTCCCTACATTAAAGCCAAGTCGCTTCTACCAGCCGGTCTCGTCTTTAAAGCTTTGGGCATCAGCGAAGACGATATGAAGAAGATGACCTGGATCGATGATCCTGACATTCTGGGTACGCTCGTCCAACAATACAGGGGGGAGGTGACGATGGAGGAAGCCATCGAGTCCATCTCCAACGATATATCAGACGATACAAAGGACTATATATACGTAAGAGACATCCTGACCAAGGAGCTTTTCTATCATATTGGCGCCCTCACACCTGAAAAGTCTGCATGGCACCTAGGTTACATGATCAAGAAGCTGGTCAGCACAGTGTACAATGATAGAGTCCAAGACGACAAGGACAACCTATCCAACAAGCGTGTAGACGGTGTATCGTCATTAATGTCCTTCATTTTCCAAATCTTATTTAAACAGTTCATCAAAGCAGTTTCGAACCAGATGGAGAGTAAGAAGAATCCTGACCCAGTGGCTATAATCAAGGACATCAAAACTATTACGCATGTTATGAACCAGGTCTTCATGACTGGTAGCTGGAACACTCAGAAGAGCTCTCTGTTCACACGCGTCGGCGTATCACAAGTCCTGTCAATGCAGAACTATGGAGCCAAGATCTCTCATCTCAGACGCCTCATGCTACCCATCGGTAAGAAGGGTAAGATTCCGAGTGCTCGTCAACTCCACGCATCTCACTTCTCATTCATCTGCCCTTACGAGACACCTGAGGGTGATACAGTGGGTCTCGTATCTAATCTGGCCCTGTCTGCTCAGATCTCAGTCTATGTGTGCCCCAAACTCACCACTAAGGTGGTGAAGGGTATGGACACGTTTAGAGATGACATGGACGGACGCATCTTGGTCTTGATAAATGGATGCATCGTGGGATCATGCGATAGGTCCTTACAGTTTGTCAAGGAATTTAACAGATACAGACTCTCAGACATGATAGAAAACAGTGTCTCGGTGGTGAGGTTGATCGAAGAAGACGAGGTTCACATCTGGACCGATGAGGGTCGTCTGCTCAGACCTCTATTTGCGTTGGGGCCTCGTAACACAATCTTGTACAAGGAAGACAAAGACAAAGATAAAACATGGGACGAGTACGTGAAAGAGGGGAAGATCGTCTTCAGAGAGGTATGGGAGTTGGAACAAAGCGTGGTCGCTATGACTGAAGAAGATTTGAAGAAGAACAGGTGTGACTATCTTGAGATTTGTCCCTCCGCTACCATGATGGCGGTGATGGCGTCTGTAATACCACTCTCAAACCACTCTCAGTCTCCTAGGAACGCATACCAAGCATCCATGGGAAAGCAAGCCATCGGCATACCCAGCACGGCGTATCAAGAGCGCTACGACACAACGTTACACGTACTGGACACCCCTCAGAAACCCCTCACAAAAAATGAAATGGTGAACGTACTTCACTTCAACGAAATGTCTCATGGAGCCATGCCCATCGTTGCTATCATGACCTATCGCGGCTATAATCAAGAGGACAGTGTCATCCTTAATAAGGCTTCGCTGGATCGGGGGCTATTCAGAACTACAACCTACAAAACTATCTTAGAGGAAGAGAAAAAACGAGGCAACTCAGACTTTGAGAGCATATGCCTTCCCAAATTTCAGTACAGAAACAGAAACTATGACTACAGTCATTTGAATGATGATGGAATAGTGTGGAAAAAAAACACTTTCCTGAAAAAAGGAACCGTCATTATTGGGCGTACAAACAAAAAAATGACAAAAAAAGAAGATGGTACAAGAGTAGCTGAAATTACAGACAACAGTGTCGTTGTTAAGCATGGCGAAGAAGGATACTTGGATAAGGTTCTCAACACATTCAACAACGAGGGTGTGAGGATTATTAAGGTAAAGATCAGAATCCCACGTATCCCAGAAATTGGAGATAAGTTTGCATCATCTACCGCTCAGAAGGGTACATGTGGTATGATATTCGCTGAGGAAGATATGCCTTTCGACAAAGACGGTGTAAAACCAGATCTCATTATTAACCCTCATGCCATACCGTCAAGGATGACCATCAATATGCTAATTGAAATGTGCTTCAACCTAGTTGGTTGTAAATTAGGTATCGAGATGGATGCAACTCCATTCAAACATAGAAATATTGAAAATGAACTGATAGACTGGGCCAAGCTTGCCGGAATTGACACGTACGCGACGACGATGATGGACGGGGCTACGGGCGAAATCATACCAAGCAAAATATTCATGGCACCATGTTTCTACCAACGTCTCAAACACATGGTTATCGATAAAATTCATGCGCGTGTTGCTGGACCTCTCGACATCCTCACACATCAACCAGTGGCAGGTAGGTCTCGTGATGGAGGACTCAGGTTCGGAGAGATGGAGAAGGATTGTATGCTCAGTCATGGATCTACACGTATTCTCAAGGAATGTCTGTTTGATAAGAGCGACAAATATGCAATCCCAGTATGCATGGGTTGTGGGAACGTACCTGATAAACGAGACTTCTGTGACGTGTGCCAGGAGGGAAAAATTGAGACAAAGGATATGCCCTATGCGACCAAGCTTCTGTATCAGGAACTTCTGGCAATGGGAATGAACCTCAAAATTAACTAAATAATTCTAAATATAATTCTAATCATTTCTAATCATTTCTAAATTCATAACCCTAAGGGGTTATGAATTAATTTCTAAAAGCTTATTTTTAATAACGTCTGGGGGAACGAGACCTTCTGGGGGAACGAGACCTTCTGGGGGAACGAGACCTTCTGGGGGATCTGGATCTTCTGGGGGATCTGGAAGATTTTCTGGGTGATCTGGATCTGGATCTTCTGGGTGATCTAGATTTCATAGATTTTGATCCAGATCGTCTACGCTTTCCGGTTAAGATCATGCGGGCAATTGTCCGTTCGCGTTGGGACATGGAAGAAAAGTTTTTGCAATGCCCAGTTCGTGGGCTCCTGTACTGATAAATTTTACATCTTGATCTTGATCTTGATCTTGATCTTGACTTGGACCTGAGCCTACTACGGCTTTTCGCTGATCGTCTTAGTGGCATATTCTTTTTACCCGAGCAAGATAATTTTTACGATATTTGTGGGTTAAAATTAAAATGTATAGGTGCTGCTAGACGCTGACGTTGAGTGATAGTAGACGACGGCCACACCGACCAATCCTCCGAGGGCTGCACCCATTTCTTTGTATTGCCATTGCTTACCGATGTAAAAACCGGCAACAGCAAGAACGATGACAAGGACTGCATAGAGCAAGTAAGTTAGCATTTCTGAACCATCTGCCATTATAAATCTTTTGTTTACTTGAGATAATTTTTTACGATTAATATTAGTACTGAGCTACGGATGTTGTGCGATGCATCCTACACACCTCGCTGCTCAGCGTACCTCATGAATGCGTAGTTTACTTCCGGTACGATGGCGGTTCCGTCCCGCACCGCCATAGAGGCCCCATCTGCCACAAATTCCAAGACCATGTTGCTCACTTTTCCCAAATTACCAACAACCTCGAATCGTGATTTGCATGCATCCAGAATGTACTCCCATTGTGTTTTTGGGGGGACAATATATGAGAAAGGTAAATCCATTTCTTCATTATCAAGATAATCGAAGTCGAGTGTCTCTTCACGTGGTATGCTCTCCGCGTATGCATCCGCCATACGTCTCCGCTCCAATTCCGACATGCGTGTGTACTGTGAGGTATCGTCCTCATCATCGCTCAAGTCTCCTATGTCCCCAAAGAGGTCTTCTTCTCCAACATCATCACCAATATCACTATCGGCGTCTCCGTAGTCACGTTCCTCTCCTTCATCCTCTCCTTCATCGTCGTTGAGCTCCACACTACCGTCGCTATCATACATTTCAATGAAGTTCTCTACGAACTCCTCCTCAGTTGGATTGTTGAAGAAAATGTCCATGTACTTGACCTGTCCCGTAATGGGGTGGTTCCACTTTGCAGCCCACTTCATACCGGGTTTGTATACTACTTCCTTGAATTCTGAGATATTGGGTATCTCGTGTTTAGTTTCTTCTGAAAGATTGAGAGTGACGTCGGCTGCTGTTATTTCACGTCTTATACATCCTCGTCGTGCATCTGCGTCGTCATCTCCAAAGTAGATGGACATATCGTCAGCGGCGAACGGAGTCGCCGTGTACATCTGTCCGTCAACCTCTACAAACGAATGTTTGTATTTTTTGTCGTTGGTACTTGTAATCTTACACCGCTTTTTGTACTTGGCTATCACATCACGCCAATCAATGTCTTCAAATTTCGCGAATGGTTGATTTTTATCAAGATATGTCTTGAAATCGTTCCAGTAGTTGTTAATAAATACAGTATCTATCTTGTACTGATCGCGCATTGGGAGAAGGGCTGCGTACAGGAACGCCGCCTTCTCCCCTTTAGGAGAAAGTTTGTAATGTTGTTGTCCCGTCTTGTCCACCAACACAGACCCAAGATAGGGTTCTTTTTCATATTGAGCCAGGTACGGTCCCCTATGACGGATCATCTTCCATCTAGGAACGTACGACGGATATGAAAAACCGTCCACATTAGCCAAACGTTCGCTTAAATTCATAAAAATATCTTTGTCACGTTTGTCCTTGAGAACGATGCAACTTTCCTGGGAACTAATTTGATCTATTTCAAAGTCTACGTCTACGCGTTCATAGAATGTTCTGAGGAAATCCATCGCGTCCTTCCTGTTAGCATTGAAACAAAACCTTGCCATGTTTTTAGATAGAATAGAGAAATCTCAACACAATTTGTAACTCCGTGAAGTTACAAATTGTACCCATATGCAACGATAGGTATGAATGGGTTAAACCTTGATTATTTTGACTGTAACACCCATCTTCCCCCAATCACCAGCACGACTCATATCAACAAAAATGAGTTGATCCTTCTCATTTAAAGCCATAATGTCAATCTGCTTCACATTACAGCAACTCTTGATGGTATTTTCAATGCTGTTCTTTATCTTTTCTGCAGACATTATCCCAAAAGGTTTGGGAAGAGGACAAGAACCTTTCTCACATTCCTTCTTTCGTGGGACATTTGTAATATTTCCATATCTTTTAAGAACTTTGGTAAGCTCAGCACTCTCACCTTCATAAGGAACTATCAATATATTCTTCATTTTTGTCTTTATATTCATATACATAACCCAAACTCATTCATTCATGCTTCTTCATTCATTCATGCTTCGTTTTGATATCTCTTCTCAGTAATTCTCCATTCTTTGTGTGGATGATGATGGCCTTGTCAAGTCCCAATGTCTCAGGACCTAGTTCTTCTTGCTCGTATTGGAGAAAAGGTTTGGCCTCATCAATGTAACAATCATCGTAACCCTCGTCAACTACGGCCATAACCTCATCTTCACGCTTTTTGATTATCAATTTCACCTTGTCTCCCTTTATATAGTGAACTAACAAAAACTTATCATCACCTAGGGGGATTGCAGTCTCATGCCACCATTGCTTCAACTTAGTCATCTTCTCTTTGTACACGACCCTAACCAACGTTTTGAGGAAAAACACAGCACATAGTATAGCAGCTTGCCAACTCCTGGTGATGGCATGTAGAGCAACGAATGCATCAACATGATCCTTCATCAAGGGCCAGTAAACATCCTTTACAGCAAATAGGTTGATAAACGTGCATAGGTAAAATAACACAGTCACTAACATTTTCTGTTATCTCGATAACCGTTAAACCATTTATATCCATTTATATGAAAATTATTACATCAATATTTCCTCAAGAGAAGGCGCAGAGGGTAAGACTGGATATATTCTCTCGTATATTGGATACATATCTTTTTGCTCACATACACCACACACACTCCCATCTTTGTCTGATCTAGATACCCTCAGAGATCTCCTAATACCAGCCACTGGTTCAAAACGTAATCCTGATAAACCCCACAACTCATGTTCAAGAGCAGCTCCTGAAGAACTATCCATACGTCTGTGTCTTTGATATGTTTGTGTTATCGGTCCTTTCACAACAGGGTCTGTAACAGGAATCATAGGATGTGTTACAGAATGTGTTACAGAATGTGTTACAGAATGTGTCGTAGGAGTCATAGGATGTGTTACAGAATGTGTCATAGTATCTGTCCCAGGATCAGGATCTGTGGCAAACGATAGTACACTACGCGGTCTGATTATGCTATCTTTGCTATCATGTGAATCTTTGCTATGTTTCATTGGTAATTTGGTACGAACCAGAGATATGATCTCTGGATCATTGGTGTTATTGTATACCAAGTCATAGAAAGTGAGGCCGCCACAGAAAGTCTTGAACCAATTTACCTTGCATTTTGCGACGATTTCTTTTACGAGATGCTTATTGTTCAAGTTATCGGCTAGTAAGTCTGTAAAATCACAGTATTTGTACATCAAGTGCACAATCCATTTGTATTTCTTGGCACTAGGATGAGTTATAAGGAATGTAAATACGTTTTTGACGTTGATGTCTCGTTCATGCAAGTTTTTAAGGATATCGATGGCAACTTCCTCAGATGTACACATCAACAGAGTCTCCTCGTCATTGTTGAAGATTGGATGCTCACACAGCGGACACTGTTTTTTGTGGATATTAGCAATACACGCTGCATGAAAAATATGATTGCATAAAAGTTTAAGGCCTGGACCCATACGTTTTGATCCATAACTTAGATCAATAATTTTGATCTTGCTTAAGCAAATAGAACAGGTTGATCGGAATTTCATTTTATAACTAGTGTTATAAATTTAACCCTTTACGACGCTCTACGGGTTGTAACGAGTTGTCAGCACTAAAACATCGTAAATTCGTAATTCACACCTAGGTCGTAAAGGGTTAGATCTTGAGGTCATTGGTCCTACCCATTTGAATGGGATGTGAATGGGATAAATTGAAAAATATCGCTATATACAAAATGACAGAAGTTCGCGAAGATTTTTGTGGTATGTGTATGGCTGTTCCCATAGCACTGGCTGGTGCTGGTGTCGCAGGCGGTTTATCCTCAAAAAAAGATTACCAGAATAGGAAGCGTGTCATAATCTACACGGGTGTCATCGTCCTCGTTATCAGTATGTTCCTGCTTTGGTATTATCAAGATTGTTCTTCATGTAAAGCATGAGATTGTTTTTCACGTTTTATAGTTTTTATAGTTTTTATGTCTGGTAGATACCCTTTGATGTACATCTCTATATCATCATGTTTCACAGTGTAAGGTACCGTGATCAGAATGATACCGTTCTGATCACACAATCGTTGTTTCATGTCATCCCTATATTTAAGATTGTAAAACGCGTCTTTACTATTGTGGAAGTAAGGTATGTATTTGTAATGTTGTTCCCCGTTGTACTCTACAGCAATTTTAAGTTCGTCGTTGTAGCAATCTAACTCCAAATTATGACCACTCACTCCATTGAGCATAAAATTAGGCCTAGCCTTCGGAAATAGTTTGCCAGTTAGATGTTCAACAGCTCGTCTACACTCTGTCTCCCCCTTGCTTTCAAACGAAACCTTCTTTTTAGGCTTCACAGTTTTGCCCATCAAATCCCAAATCATCTGTGTGTGATCTGTATACGTCCCCTTCTCACCAGATAACCAGTTCCAGAGAAGCAGGACTAGCAACACAATCACGGCAAACCAAAACAATGTTACAAATATCTTATTCTCCATCTTTGAACTTTTCTTGAACCACATTTTTCTGATAGAAAAGTAAGTTTTTCTTATTCAATTCTGTATCGTACCCCGACTCAATAGCTTTCTCACATGCTTTCTCACCCAACTCATATTCCTTCACGTAGTACGCAACGATTCCTAACTCTTGCCACCTGTCATGATTGTAGCACTTCTGGTTTACCCACAACACGCAATTAGAAGGATAGGGGAGGTCACATGCCAGCTTAGCGAATAAAAATGCTAACATAAACTTATCCTTTTTCCTGTAAATCTTCACAATCTCAACCAACGGCTCAGCCCTGTCAATAATATTATAAGCTTTCAGGTACCACTTAACACATTCATCATCATCATGCTCTAACTCACCACATAATTCACCACACTTCATCATTGAATTGAACCTTTCTTCAAAAAAACCATCCTTGTTGTTGGCTCGTTGTTTGTAGAAAAACATAGCATCTTTCTTCATGTTTAAACAGTCATATGTCTGAGCTAGGTAATACTGGGTACGACCGTTATTAGGATTCCTAGCAATATCCTTCTTCAGTAGCACCAAATCATTCTCCCATCGAGTCTGAGACTTACCATCGTTGTCCTTCACTCTGTCTTGATAAAGGACAACATCTCCAATTTTGCCTATTATGGCTGTTGTAGGAACCTCTAAGTATTCGTGAACGGATCCCTTGTATCTGAATCCAACGTTCGGTTTAATCAACCTGATGTTGTAGTAATCTATCTCATTACCTGGACCAATATACCACTTCTGATGAAGTAAGAAACCTTGTTCATGTCTACTATCAAGGATTTCTTTCAAATCCTTTTTACACCTGTACTCGTCATTACTGTCTAAAAGCAACAAGTAATCATAAAGGTGTCTGTCTGCGAACTCAAGCAGTTTATTTCGTGATATTGCAAAATCTTCAAAATACCCTTGAAGTAAATGAAAGTTAAGGTTGTTCTTCTTTGCAAAACTCTTCATGATATCTACCGTCTTGTCTTCAGAACCAGTGTCAAAGACTATAATACCCGTAACAATATCCTTTACACTCGACAAGGTAGTCTCAATCCTCTTTTCTTCGTTTTTAACCATAAGAACAACAGCTAGTTGTAAATGAGTCATTTTCACATCTATATTATATCTATATATCGATCATTTATATTTCCAATGTTTGTATGACTACAAAATTTCTTTAGAAGAAAGAAGTTATACTTGGACACAGGGTCCTTTTTATATAATGTAAAAGATCTAAAGCCGCCTCCTACACAACAAAACTATGCCTATACCAAAATCGCCAGAGAGACATCCAAAGCGATTCAAAAAACCTAATTCAAAACAAAAAACAGCTATCCAACATGTATTGACATCGCGTGGTGAGAACGATATGATTGATGAAACGCGTCACAGAGACGAATCAAGAAGTGCAAGAAGTGTAAAAGACAGAGACGACGAATCCAGATATAGAGACAGAGACGACGAATCCAGATATAGAGACAGAGACGACGAATCCAGATATAGAGACAGAGACGACGAATCCAGATATAGAGACAGAGACGACGAATCCAGATATAGAGACAGAGAGAGACGACGAATCCAGAGTAGAGAAGAGTAAAGTAGATAACAAGGTCTCCAGATATAGAGATAGAGACAGAGATGACGAATCCAGAGTAGATAACAAGGTCTACCCGGTCCTCATTCGCGAGTTGTTGAACATCTGTGTGGGTGAGGCTCTTGATGTGAGAGAGGCTTTCAAAAACCGCAATCGTCAAAAGTACAAGAACATTTTTAATAGTTACAAGGACAAGCTTTCGTCACATGATTACTCCATTGTCAAAAGTGCTCTATTCTACTTATACGAATTTAGCCGTGTCAAATCTATTGATAAGACAAATGCTTTGTGGATGATTGGTATTTATGCAATACCCACTAGCCAAATCATATCGTACACCAGCAAGGAAGTTCTCAAGAGTATCGCCAAAGACCATGGTCTGTCATATTCGAATAAGAAGGCCGAAGACCTGGTAGAGAGTATACGCGGAGTAATAGATCCAAGTAATTAACTCAAGGTTTGGTTATTTATATCGATATCTATCGATATAAATTTATTTATTTTTACCATTCGAAATTTTCAGTGTATTTTTCTTTTGTTGAAGTGATGTACAGTGTGATACCACTGCCGATAGCTCCTATGACTACACCAGCGATGCCTGCATAGAGCATCCAGACAGTCCTCTCCATTTCTTTGAAACCGCTTGCATTGATGATGGTGGGTGTGTCCGGAATGAGCCCTGGTCCCTTGATCTTCTGTTCCTGAACCCAACCGTTCTGGGTATCGTATCTGTAAAGGTAGATGTTTAGCGGGTTGTGTTGAAGGGCATAGGCGTATACATCATTCTCCTGAGGTGTTTCTATTGTAGGTGGGTTGTAACCCCAAGCGATTCTGTTAAATGAATGTGTTATCTCTCCTCTAGGTTGCCATTGAATAACTTTTTGGAACCACAATCCAGTGGTTGTATTGAGGTACACATCACCTTTCTTCGCATCACTTATTACAGGGTTTGTGTTGGGGTCGATGTCTCCTTGTAAAAAGGAGGGATAACGTAGTAGTTGTACATTGTCAGGTTTGATGGCCATCTTACAATTGTCGGATACACTTGTATAGAATCTGGTCACTGGTTTATCTAGGACCGTATACGTTCCGTTCTGGGCAATATCGATACCTTTCCAGTCGAACGCCTGACATGTATCGTCTGCCTCACACGCGTTTGAGGCATCTACTGTGTTTGTGTAGTGTTGTATATCCCCGATTGATTTTGCTGCGCAGAGGGGGGTGTTTGTGATGAACGTAGAGAAACCCACCTGTTTCATAATCTGTTTACCTCTTGTGTAATACAGAACCAGCAAGACAATCCCCGCAACTAGGATTATTGGAAAGATGAACTTGAGAATGGCCTTACCAGCTACTACGCCTCCAATTACAGGTACGCCTATAAAGACTGCCATTAGCGCAACAAGGATCCAACCAGAAATGCCTTCCGATTTAGCGCTCGCTGTTTGTGATAGTTTAGATGATAGGTCCTGAATAAGGGTGTTGTTTGAGGCTGCCTGTTCTGTGCAATTTTGGAGGATGTTATACATCTGTTGGAATATGTTGTCTTGGATGTATACATTCCCGGAGACGCGCTTCACAACGATGGTTTGGTGTTGCCGACTAAAAGCCTTGCATGTTTGGCTTATGGTAGTGAGTAGATTGATTGTAGCTTCCATGAGCAAGTTCATAGTATTCTCTGCTTCTGAGAACTGACCTATGTTGAGCCCTGACGTTACGCTCTTTGCTTCCTGAGCAAGTTCCTGCATGATGGACTGTTGGGCCTCTTCGGTTGAGAGCGCGTCCAGGAGTGCATGCATATTAACGTTAGCGCGTTGAGTGAACGTATTTCCAGAGATGTGTACATCTCCGTGTACGTCCCGGACGCTGACTACCTGGGCCATGTCCTGAGACAATTGAGTTTTTTGTATGATATTTGATGATACTTTGGCCACTGCCCTGGTGATTGCATCTGATATGTTTTTGGATAATGAAGCTCCCATTTTTATCAGGATTAGATTATATGTATAATTACTTACCACCTAGGATCTCGTATAGGTATGACTTGGTTAAATATCGTATATGTCGAAACATTCCTTACTGCAAAACTTCAGACGTTCTATTCCTTTGGGTGTGATGTACGGAGGAGCGAACACCTCTACGTCACACTGATTGCAGTAGATAGGTGTTAATTGCGCGATCTTCTCTCTCAGTTTCTGGAAAAGCCCAGGAGCCAGTTCCTTCGTCACCCCCTTTCTCACGACTACAGGCGCGGAAACTGGAATTACGGCGTAGCGCACTAATTCCTCCTCACTACGAGGAGGGGTTGTCTCACTACGAGTCTCACTACGAGTCTCACTACGAGTCTCACTACGAGTCTCACTACGAGTCTCACTACGAGGGGGTGCCTCGACAGGTCTCGGTCTCATACGTTTCCTTATGGCTGGATCTGCCAGTTTGATGAGTTCATAGTATTTGTTTTCGATGGAACGCCTCGCATGCTTGATCTTGTTCTCGATGTTCTCATGAGGATTTGGGTCCTTGAATATCTCAGGAAGCAGTGTATAGCGATCAAGGTTAATTAGATCACTTGCTTTATATTCCCTATTTCTCATTCTTTCGTGGTAGACTTGAGGTTTATCTATCAATTGTGTCAGAAAGACAAGTACATATGAGATATTGCGGGCCATGTCGTAGTTGGTCTTAATTGATTGAAAGGATGCAATGATCTCGTCAGCGTATTTATCAAGTTCATTATATGAATATATAGATTTGAGTAACTGATTGTTCATGATCATGCTCTTGGCGACATCAAAAGCTGCAATATTCAGAGGTGTGAATTCTTTCATCCAATCTCGTTTCGATGCCTTATACATATCCTCGGTCTCTACGATAAGATCGTTGTTTAATGTAACGTATGCGACCTCATATGGAATGAATCTACGTTTACCTTCACAAGCCATCCTGTACCAAGCCATGTTAACCTTGTACCAACCATCTTTGACCTCTTGAGGTATAGTGTATTGAGAGTCTACACCTTTAATGGCGAATCCTCTGATGACTTGATCTGAGAAGGGGAACATCCATGGAGCTCGTCTGTACTCGCGCTCGCACTGAGACAAGATCTCACCAGGACCAAACATAACCCTGGGTCGCTGTGTTGGTAATACATCACGTTCTCTCAAACGTCCTTCTACGATGTCGACAATCTTTGCTTGTTTTCTTTTGGCTTGTTCTTTCAAGACATCTTCAGAAATCTTGAGAGGAGCTACCTGTCGACGTCTAATAATATCTTTCATATTTTCGATACGTGTACGAACGTCTGGTCGTTGCTTGAACTCCTCGAAATAACGAACAATATTGATAGAATCACTCTCATCAAAGTCTACGAAGAACGTTTTCACGAATGGGAAAGGGATGCCGGTCTTGAGGATGCTGAACATCCTGACCATCTCACGATCGAGGTTTGGGTCCGGGACCTGACGATCCTCGGTCCACCCGGCCCGAGCGACGAAGTTGTCGATTTCCTCAACAATCTCGCTCGGATCCATATCTTTGAACGGTCTGAATGGGTTCCTTTTATCAGGTAATCGTTTGGGTCTCACAACAGCAGCGGCGTCACGAACTTTCTGACGCTGGGCTGCCTTTCCACGAAGTTTCTTCTGATCACCCCTTTTTTTCACTAAGGCCATTACATTGTCTGCCATTTTAACTTCCACAAGAAATTCAGAACCTATTCATTCCTATGTTCGCTACCAAGAGTAAGCCATTCATACCTATATATGCCTAGAAAGCATTTTCTCTTGTAAATAAAAGCAATGTTAATAGAATACCATATCAAACTACCTCTCTCACTTGACCAGTATCATATTGCACATCTCCACACGACAATGGAGATGTCAAAGGAATACACATCTGTAGGTGAAGGTGTTGAGATTCTCGAAAACACCCCCTGTGATTCAGCATGCCTACCTCATAAACAAACGACAAAAGTTAATAAGGTCCAACGAACATCAAAACGTTACTACATCCCCACCTCAATCACTTCTGCAGTTGGCCTAGATAAATGCATCCTTGGTGAATCATCATTCAATTGTTTTCCTTACCTAAAAACCAATGTGGTTGCCGAATCAGGCACGAATGGTGAGTTCATGATAGACACGGTATGCGGTAAGGGAAACGACCTTAACAAAGACAACGTATTTAGGTTGCCTCAGGTTATGCTAGACAAACGATCTGTTGTAGATATTGACATCATTACCGACACACTACCATTAGATCTTATCAAAGACGATGAGGATCCTAAGAAAGTGTTGGGTTTGGATGATGACTGGCAGAGTAAACTCGATCCCAAACTGTCCATGATCGTATACAAACTCGTCTCGGTCTCAAGCAGGGATCGTAATAAGGATGCTATCAACGCGCTAGTGGTGACCAACCTGCGTAATATGTTTAACGTGTTCCATCGAAAACTGGTATGTTCTGGTGAAAGGTGGAAAGGTCTTAACATTGAAGACATCAGGACTATGGAATATGAGACCAAGGAGTTTCTCGATAAGAAACGAAAACTGTGATCAAATATTTTTAATATTTTTAAAATAATGTTTTATTCTGCTAGGTACTTTGAAACCTTTCGAGTTCATAGGTGCAAACATCACAAATAGGACAAGACAGAATACTACCACCACAATCGGAATTATCCATTCCAATTTCAATTTGAAAGGTAGTTGTTCAGACACTGGTTGTACCTTTTCAAAACTAAAAATTTCACGCACCTTCATAGGATTCGCTTCGTAAAACGGGTCATCCTTAGCTCGTTGAATGGCCATCAATTTCGTTTCACTTATCAAATTTGGTGTAACTTCAATTGGAGGAGATGTGCATTTAAGGAGGATGATACCTCCAAGACCTGTAGTTCGTCCAACTGAGAAGAGGGAGTCTATCTGACCTCCTGCTGTGTTGTATGGGTACATGGCTATCTTGAAGTAACCTCCGTTTCCTACGTAGCGTCCATACGAGTTTCGACAATGCCAATATGGAACGTCTCCGAACTGACCGTCCGCGTATTGGATATTTTTGGCAACTCCCCATCCCATCACAGAGATGGCATGGAAACCTTTGATAATACCGGCCATTGTGTTCCAAGCCATTTCGGTCATGTCTGCTGTGTAGTCACCGTTCTCGAAGTATACTCCCCCATTAATCTGGTTACCATATATGAGGAATTTGTTGAAGTTAGGATACACCGCAAACGACCCAATCACTGGTCCATACTGAAGAATGTGACGTTTGACCATGGTCTTGTAGATAAGCCTGAAGCGCCCTCCATTATGAATGAGCTGTCCAGGAGCGTCAAACTTATATTTATATTTACGGTAATTGAAGTAGCATCCACAGGTGGATGGTATATTGGCATTGAGTTTATCCAGGTAATCTACATTGAACTCGTCTTTACCTCTCCTGTTGGTGCACCACTGAGTATCTTCAGAACACCAGGAGTAGTCGACGCATGTCTGGTCCATGGCTCCTGAGACTGAGAGTAGGTTTGATAGTTGGGCTGGATTACCACCATTGCATGGTTTATCTTTGACGAAACACGCCATGATCGCGGTTGCCGACACATGGGGTGCCCAGGAGACGGCGCCCGAGACGACATGACAGTCAGAGAGGATCTGCGCGAGCGTAATTGCGTAGCAGGAGCCACACAGATACTGATCCCTCACGCCGTCTATCATACTCTTCTTCCGGAGAACCTCTGGTGAATCTGCATTAGTCGGTATACCCCATGAAAAGTCCTCGGGGATCATCTGTAGTGCGTTCCTGTACATGATAGAGTGAGGGTTGAGGAGCTCTCTGGGAATATCGGCCTCGTTTATGAAACGTAGGTTACGTATATCTGAATTGTAAGGTGGTATGAATACAATATTCTTCCGCGCGTCCTGGGAAGGTAAACTGCGTTTTGAGCGCCTGCTTTTGGGCTCATCATCTTTTTCATATATTTCTACGGTTTGATTCTGTCTAATACGTTCATATTCGTCCATTTTAGTGATATTTTGATATTTGTTTAAAAATATCAAAAGAACGTTTTTTTATCCTTATAAAAAGATGCAAGAATACCTTTATACTAGAAAACCCATAGTTATTAGAGAGAATTTTGATGAAGATAAACTTTCACAATATCTGGAGAATCAAGCTCCAATCATTCTTCAGGAGGAACCAAATGGGTTGAGTGAAGGTGGATATATTCACGGGTCAACAATGGAACAGTTCTCTGAGGATATCATCATCCCCCCTCTCAATACAGATATCAGGTTCAGTGAACACCTACCACTTCACACTCCCACTAAGGAAGAATCTGAAGGTTATTCCCATTCTCATCCTCACGCCATTGTGAAAGAAACTTTTGATGATGCTACTTTTGATGAAACTTCTGGTGCCATTGATCAGGAGGGTAAGTATTTGATTATTCCACCTCTGAACACAGATATCAGGTTTTCAAAAGAACTTTCTTTACTTGATCCTCATATGTATAGTTATGACCCGAAAAAACACGAACATCCTAGCAACAAACACCCTGGTGAACTACACACTCATGAGCACGTGCATGAAAACTTTTCATGGGCTATCCCAACGCGTCATGACAGTCGATTAGATCTAGTGAAAAAAAGTCTGATTCATAAAGTCAATACACAACATGCTTGTGGATCTTGTTGGGCTGTTTCCTTAGCCGATACGATGAGTGATTGCTTTGTTGTCTCCGGAGCGGTCGGATGGTCACCCAACATCAGCGCAACATACCTCATGTCCTGTATACCCAACGGTAAAGTCCACAACATGTGCTTCGGAGGAAATCCCGCCGCTATCACCCCTTATCTTGAACGTGAAGGTGTTGCAGATACATCATGCGTCGACTACTCCTGGTGCTCTGGGGACAGTGAACTATGCAAGAGTGTATCGTCAGCCAAACATTTTGACGCAAAGACATTGGCTACTAGGTTGAATGATAATATCCCTAAACCTTGTGGTTGTTACTATAATCAAAACAAAAAATATCTCTACAAAATAGACACAGGCAGTGACGTCTTCTTTATCAATAATAAGGCACCTATCGATGTCTTCAGAAATACTGTCAAGAGTCACATTCTCGACTTTGGGCCCGTAATTGGAGGATACGTGGTTCTCAAAAACTTCTTCACAGGTAACTTCACAGACCCCAATTTCAATGGCGGTGTGTATTTTGATCGCGCCGATTACAATGAATATCGAAGAGGAAAACTCAGCTTCAGTGATAAAATGACAAGTGAGGTAGCGGGTCTCCATGCTATTAGTATTGTTGGCTGGGGAGTGGCCAAGAACATACAATACGACAACGATCTCTTTGGAGATGTACCATACTGGCATTGTCGAAACTCATGGGGTGAAAAGTGGGGCAATGCGGGAGGATATTTCAAGATAGCCATGTACCCATTCAACAAAATTGCCCAGTTCGACAAACAGGTAATGACTGAAATTGGTGGCCCTGTAGGTTCAATGATCCTCATTCGCGCAACAAAACGACCAGATATAGTAAAAATGGACCAAATTGCCCAGAAATACAGACAGAATATCAACAAACAACTCTCCAACGCGTACTACATGGCTAATCCTCAGGAAGTACGGGAAATCAACAGACGCGGTATCTCAAACATTGATGTACAGGGAGAAGACATATTTGACCCTGGAAATATCCAAGACATATTCAAAACAAGGATGAACAACACATGGATCTTCATTTTAATCATCGTCATCCTAGTAGGAGCGTTCTGGTTGTATAGACGTAGTAGTTAGTTAGAAACCATCAGGAGCATCTAACTTTTTCCACATTCCTTAAAAACATGGGAGAACATATAGTAGGACGCTTAGTACAGACAAGTCAAAAACATCAGTATCAACCAGGAGACTGTAGATGTTTTCATTGTTCCGCTTTTAGTCAACGTATCCCCTGCCACAAAACACACAATATAAGTGATTGGCAAATAGGTACAGATTCATGTTGTGGTGGTTTCTGTACCTCACAACCCCGCTGCGTCCATCCAGACAGAGACGAGTGTGAAATAGGCCGCAGTTCCAATAACCAGGACCCACTTATTTACTATGGTTGGGACGGACAAGCCCCCAACCTCAATTGTATCTACAACCTCGACAAGATCGACACACGCGCGCAAGTACTTGCGTATAAGGACAAATTTGGAGAAAACAACATTATAGAATCTAAATACTGTACACAGAAGGTTAATACCTGCCCTAAGGGAATGAAGGAATGTAGCCGTCTCAAATCAATAGGTGAAGGTGGTAATGAATGTAGGATGTGGTTTGAAAAACAAAACCCTAACATCCAGGATGCTACGATCCAAAACTACTGCTTACGTCACAACACTGAAGACTGCAAATGTATCAATAGAGCTGACAACACCACATATCAGGCAATGAAGGGTGCTCATTCCATTAATGATGGATGCTGGTACACACCCTGTGCCAACAGATCAGGCAAGTACCTGATCCCAACAAATCTCGTCAAACCTACTTGCCCCGATAAGTTGTGCCAAGTTCTGTTCGATATCATTGAGGATGGTAATGTCTCAATTGATCACGTTCAGAACGACATTGTGTGCAAATTCGACAGAAATCCAACGCAACCTTCAAAACCTATACCACCAAAATCCCCGGATTATACACCTGATATTCCAAAACCCGATATTCAAGACAAAGAACTCAACACATTCCTTAACTTTGCGAAACGGTACAAATATCAACTGTTCGCAACCATTGCTATTCTCATAATATTACTTCTAATTTCCTTTTACGGTCGCTAAATATCACTTTCAATTATTTTCCTAGGTTACCAAAATGTATTACAAGGATAGTCCCTATGAACAGGCTTCATACCCCCACCAGGCATACGGAACACAACAACAAAGTGTTCGCGCACCTCTTCTTCCTCAAGGATATAACAGCGATATGATGTATGGAAATGTCATGGATACCGTCAAAGGATACTTTGGTAATCCATGGGTGATCGTCACTATCGCAATCCTAGTTGTCATACTCATAGCTTGGATTATGAGCAGCGGTAAGGAGAATTACCGCCACTACTAAGATCAACAAACACAATATAAAACAAAAACTTCATTACTCATCGATGAGTAATGAAAATAGTAAATTCATATGAATAAGTTAAATATATTGTTGTATAAATTGATGCAATGCGGAAAACGATCTATCACTCCCTTTGTATGGTATGCGTTTACCGTCAACGTAGAGAATATAACTTGGGATAGTCTCCAAGTTAGGATATATATGGTTGAGTATACCCGAGGATTGTATATCCTTCTCACTCTGACGCTCTCCATCCACCTGAATCGTCATACACGTTACAATTCCATCAGTACCTAGTCGTTGGAAATCAGGTTTAGCTGATGTACAACCTCCACAATAACTACCCTGAATCATCACAAAGACGGGCTTGCTTCCTAGTTGCCCAACAAGATCACCTGATTCAGAGAAGTCAGATCGCTCAAGATATCCAATAGGATGTTTCAAATCAGCCATTTTGTTATAACAAAGAAAGTTTTGAGGAACGCATTATGATGAACGTGATGATGATCAACGTGATGAACGACGTGATGAACGTACTGGAGATCGACGACGTGATGAACGTACTGGAGATCGACGACGTGATGAACGTACTGGAGATCGACGACGTGATGAACGTACTGGAGATCGACGACGTGATGAACGTACTGGAGATCGACGACGTGATGGAGATCGACGACGTGATGAGGATCGACGACGTGATGAGGATCGACGACGTGATGGAGATCGACGACGTGATGAGGATCGACGACGTGATGAGGATCGACGACGTGATGGAGATCGACGACGTGATGAGGATCGACGACGTGATGGAGATCGACGACGTGATGAGGATCGACGACGTGATGGGGGTCTACATTCGAGAACTAACTGTTTGTATATTTTGCGTTTGGGGGAAATAGGACGACCTGTACGTGGATTGACCCGTGGATTTTCATCAAACTCTGCACATGGATCACATATACCCCGCATGCGCCTGAAAGCATGCTGCCCCCGTTTACTAGTTGTATACACTTTTCCTGTACGGGGGTTCACACCCGTACGCCATTCGTCACAGGCTCTTTGATTTGAAATCATTTTAATAGTAAAACATTATTAATACATTATTAACCCTTTACGACCTGTCCAAGTCAGACACACTCGTTGGAACCGCAACGGAGTTAGACTCATCCCAGTCTATATAGTTGAGTATACATGAAAATCGAGCTTTAAAAATAATCGTCAGAAAACAAAATGGATCGTAATAAGATCACAATGTATAAGTTGAAAGATATTGCACGTGACAATAATCTTAAAAAATGGTCCAAACTCAAGAAGGATGACTTGATCAATTACATTTTAGCTGAAGTACCGTCAGAAAACCTTCCTCTAGAGTTAAGATCAAGACGTCCTCCGAGTCCTAGACCTCAAAGACCTCCGAGTCCTAGACCCCAAAGACCTCCGAGTCCTAGACCCCAAAGACCTCCGAGTCCTAGACCCCAAAGACCTCCGAGTCCTAGACCCCAAAGACCTCCGAGTCCTAGACCCCAAAGACCTCCGAGTCCTAGACCAGACCTCCGAGTCCTAGGTCAAGACCCTTCGGTCTTGCTAGATTGAAAAGACATCCATGTGAGAAGAATCTTAAGAAGGATGTTGTGGCAGCGGCAGAAGACTATCGTATCAGTAGCAGTAAGGCGGGTGGAAAGGCGAAGACAATCAAGGAGCTATGTGCAGAGATGGCCGTCACAAGCATTCCATCTCCAAGAACACGCGCACCGTCAAGAACACGCACACCGTCTCCAAGAACACGCACACCGTCTCCAGTAAGAACACCCAGACCATCCACGCCACTCATCACAAAGACAGTGCCAGTTGGTATGGTCCCAAAAGGTATTGTGTATTCATTAACCAACATGACCATAGATGAAGACTATTTATCAAAAACTGAACTACTCAAACCTCGTGTCCTTAAAAAAGATGATATGGTTCGCTATGCGGAGGAACTTGGAATTAGGGGCAAATCGCTCACAAAAGAGGCACTTCTAGATAAAATTATCGCTACTAAAATCGCTAAGGACCTTGTTCGCTCAGTACCTTCAG